TGATGATTTGATTGTTTGAGTCCAAGAACCCACGCCACATCTCGACCGTGCTGCCCTTGATGTCGCTCGACAAGATCAACGCAACATTATTCGGGTCAATGCCGGTGAGGGAAATTGACATGTCAAACGATGTTGACTTGATGTCGCGCTGCACTTCGCCCACCAACAGCAATGACCCAAGGTTGCTGAAAGTGATTCCGCTGACCGTGACAGGGGCCGCGGCGTTACAGAACGTGTAGGTAGTCGTAGACGGCGCTTTGCCAACAATCAAGCGCACAAATTCGGCGTGTCGAATGTTTGCGCTGTTAAGCGCGGTCATCGTGGTGGTCATGGCGCGACATTCTCCCGGAACACGAACGGTTGATCCCAGTTCACAAACGCGCCGCTGGTCATAGGCGTGAGCGAGTAGGTCGGGCAGACTTCGGCATACACCGGGAAATAAACATCCTTGCCCACGGCAGTCAGCGTGCCGACAGAAGGCGTGCCAATAACAGGGCGGTGCAGATTCACGTTGACCGTTGAGTCGGAACCGCGCAGCACTTGCTGCGTGACTTTGTATACATAGCTGCCAAGCTGCAAGAAATCGCCAGCAGCGAACACCACAACAGTAGAGCCAACTGCGGGAAGGTTGCCAACCGTAATGGTTTGCGAGTTAGCGGGGGGAACGCTGGCAAGCGTTAAGGCCGCAGCCTGCGCCAGACTCAAACCGCCCTGATAAGCCGTGAACCATTGAAGGTTGGTGCTGCTGAAAGTAATGTTGGCAGGCAGTTGCCGGTCGAGGTTGTCGATGGTCTGAATGACATCTCGCACCTGTGGGTAATACAGATAGTTGTGCGGCACGATGGTGAACACCCACGGCACGGCATTCAGATACTGAGCTGTTCTGATTTGCCCGCCACGGGTGACCTGTTGGCCGACCATGCGGCGGTTTTGCACCGTCATGGACTGTTGGATGTCAACGATGGTCTGGAATGACATTTACATTCTCCCTGCGCCGATAGGCAACCGCTTCTGCGCGTAGGTGCTCGCGGCCCATACAGCATTTGCGCTGCCAAAGATACGTTCTTCAAAGGACTTCACATCAATCGCGCTGATGTAATTGTTGGTCACGTTGGTGGTGCCCATGCTGCCCATTTGATTGTTGGGAATGATAGTGCCAGCACCGCGAGGCACAAAAAGTTCAGGGCCGCGCTCACCAACAACGTATGGCTGGTTGCCAGCCACAGGACCGCCATCGGCCCTGAAGAAAGCGTCCTGCGCGGCCAACATGCTGGTTTGCTGAGAACCAATGTTGGTTCCGTAAGCCATAGCGGTGCCAATGCTGCCGCTGATCATTCTGAAGATGGAAATCAATTGCATCCTCATTTGGATCATTATCAAGTCTTGAATAATGCTGCGAGCCAAGTCCTTGAACGACATCTTGCCGGTGCGAACGAAGGTTTCGATGCCGCGCATCATGTTCTCAAACACGCTGTTGCTCATGTTACGCAACGTGCTTAGACGCTCTTCCATCTCAAGCAAACCGATCTTCATTTGCTCTTGAGCATCAAGCTGATTAAGAAGCGATTGAGTAGCTTCTGATGACAGCTTGGGATCGCGCCGGATAGCCTCTCGACGCTGTTCGTATTCCATGCGGAGCCGCAGTTTCTGAAGGTCAAGGTCAGACATGTACAAGTTCTGACCGTTAAGCTCAAGCTCTTGCTTCTTCAACTCAAGTGCTTTGTTCTCAAGATTTAGCGAGCTTTGTTGAATAGCAAATTGCGCTTCATAAATCATCATATCTTCGCGCAAGCTCTGCTTGAACTCTTGTTCAGCGGCCATCATTGCGCCAATGCGCGCAGTTTGAGCAGCGCGAATCTTTTGCTCTTTGTCTAGATTGATTGCAACGATGTCCCTTGCCAAATTTTGTTCGTTGAGCTTGGCAAATACGTTATTTTCATTCCTGTTTTTTTGCTCCATTTGCAAGCGAGCAAGCGCAATCTTCTCTGACGCTTCAAGCTCAATTTTTCTAATTTCTGTTGCAGCATTGCGCGCCAAAGCAAAACGATTTTCAATACTTTTGCGCGCCAGCTCATCTTGCAAAGCAATTTCTTTTGTAAGGCCACCAGCCCCCTCATACATTGAAATGTTTTTTGCTTCTTCTTGCGCTTTCCTGGTTTCTTCTTCGCGTTTATTACGCAATGCATCTAACTGCGCTTGCAGCGCATCTCGATTCATCGCCATTTTTAGATTGGCACTTGATGTTGGATCTTCCTCTGCGTTAAGCATCGCAGTCATATCATCAATCTGCTTTTGAAGGCGAGCCTCTGGGTCCAGTTGTCGACCGATACCCAACATCGCATCCCATGCGGCACTAGCAGCAGATTTCAAAGAATTCCATGCCTTTTCAAGAATGCCCAATGGCCGTTCTTGTTCAGCAAGCTTTTGATTAAGTGCATCTGCGGTTAGCTTGGCCGCTTCTTGCATTTGTCCCAACTTTTCTAGCGCAGCAATTTGTTTGTACTGCTCCAAAGTCAAGAAATGCATCTTGTCATTCAGCGACTTGGCCGCTGACGCAGAGCCGTTGAATGCCGGGATAAGTTCTTGTGCAACCTCTTCAGCCGTCTTGCTGCTGAGTTGTGCAACGCGCAGGATTGCTTCGCCAACCGAATCTAGGCTAACTTGAGTGAACTTGCCAGATGCCACAAGCTGCCCAAACACATCCTTGGCATTGCCAACAGAAGTGTTGAGCTTGTCACTGACAGTAGAAGCGAGCCGCAGGAATTGTTCTTGCGTAATGCCTGCGTAGCGGCCAGTCAGAATGAGATCATCGCGCAGGCGGGTTGATTCTTGATAGCCTTGATAGAAGGCCACGCCAAGCACGCCAAGAGCAGCGGCGGCGCTACCAACGGCTACGCGGAAAGGCGTGATCTGTGCGGCCAGCACCTTAAACATGTTGCTGAAGCCGCCCATCGTGTCTTTAAGCTGACCGCCCTGTTGAATCATTGCAATCAAGGCGTTCTGACCGGAAACAATCTGCGTCACCAAGTCAGTCGTTTGGAACGCAAGCTGCTGTTGCTGGTCTAGCGTCAGCTTGGTGGCATCAAACGATTTCTTTTGCGACGCGACTTTTGCGTCATATGCTGCGGCCTGAGCCAGCAGCTTTTGCTTCATGTCATCAGTCGCACTGGCGAACTTGCCAGACGCAATCTGACGTTGAATCTGCTCTACCTTGGTGACCTCGCGGCCATAGTCGGCGGTGGCTTCAGTCAGCGAATTAAGCTCACGAACAGCAGCATTCGTGTGTCGCTGAATCTCATTCTTGAGCTTGCGGTTCTCAGAAATTGCCTTGTCAATGTTGGCCGAAAACTCGGCCATATCCAGACCAAGGACAACACCAAGGCGAGCAATGTTGCTTGAAGCCATTATTTCTTCCTCATGCGACTGATCTTCTGCGCGTAAGCCGGAATAGCCTGGGCAAGCTCAGTCTTCAGAATGCCCAACACTCTATCCCTGGCGCCCTCTATCGCTGGCCGCATAAAGGGTTGCGGAGCAAGCTTTCTAGTGCCAAATTCTTGCGCCAATGAAACTGCCGACTTTTTGACTGACACCACCGCGATGGCCGCATCAGTCTCTTTTACATAATCCGACATCAGATCGCGCCCATTAGGAATGCGCGCATCCAGTCGGATGGTGTACTTCATGTGAATTTCGTCCGTGTTGTCTTCATCAAACGGCGCTCTAGCCGTTGCGTCGAGAAGCACAGGAACCATTGCACGCTCTGCCGCTTTCACAAGCGTGTTGCGAGCGATATTGTCAGCGCGATAGCCTTGCGCCATCTGGAGGAGCTGCTGCTCTAACTCAGCAAACCCCTCCAGCTTGACCGTGCTGTTACTTGGAACGTATGCCATTTAACGCCTTATCTGCACCTGGAGCTTGCGAAATGAATGCAAGCAATTGTTGACTGACAAGACGTTTCTGCTCTTCCGATGTCAACGGTGGATGAATGTAGTCATACGTTGACGGAAGAACATCCTCAATGCGGAACGGCTTTGTGCCCTGCTTGAGTTTGGAGTTGAGGTTGCCGGTCGTGAGCGAACTCAACGCCAGCAGAGTAGCCTTCGGCCCGAGCATTCCATCGTGAAACATGATTTCGATGTTCTGCATATCTGTGGCCGGTATGTTGTCG